GCTGCGTGCCGTAGATCGGGAGCACGCCGTTCGCCTGGTTCGCGAGCAGGTACCCGCCGCAGGACGCAGGGTTGTTTGGCGTAGCGTCCGCGGTCGCGGTGTCCCATGAAATGTAGGCGTAGCGCGGCGCATTCGCGGACGCCCATGCGGCGAAAAGCTCCTGCTCCGGTTCGAGAGAACTCCACGCGGTGAAGAAGCTCGCCCAGTTCTGATCGTTCGCGATGAGCCAGTTAAGCGTGGTGTTCGGCGTCGTGGCTGCCGCGCCCTGCGAGAGCGTGCCGCCGGAGGCCGAGTCGAGCGCGAGGCCCGAGGCAAGCGTGCCGGTGCAGTACGTGATCGTCTCGGTCGAGCCCGTCGTGCTGGTCGTGATCAGGAACGCCTGATGCACCGAGTCGAACGTCACGCTGAAGGTCGGGGACGTGAACGCCGCCTGAATGATCGTGGCGGCATCCGAGAAGCTCGTCGCGGTCGAGAGCGTGATCGTCGAACTCGTGAACAGCGTGCCGCCAACCGTGAGGATCAGAGTGCCGCTGAGTGCCTGCATTTGCGAGAGAGAAAGCGTCGCGAGCGAGCCGCCGAGCAGGAAGCCGGCGACCGCAGTCTCCGCATAGGCCAGGAACTTCAGCAGTCCCGGCGTCGCGGTGGCGTTGTTCGGCCCGGTGAAATACGTCGCGGCAATCGACGCCTCTGTGCTGTTCGCTCCGAACCAGGCCGCAACAGCGGCAGCGGTCGAGAAGTCGAGCACCTGATTCTGCGGCGCGTACGTGCTCTGAGTGAGCACTACGGCGTTGAGGTCAACAGCGTTGCCGGCGGCAGACAGGACGCCAGGCTTGATGTTGACGACCTGGTTGAATGGGATCGTCGGCATGAGGTTCTCCGGTTAAGGTGAGCGGCCGGAATCAGCGCTGGCCGTCTGGCCGCTGTCGGCTGTCCAAGTGGCGTCGGGGTAAAAGACCTCGATCGGCTCGACGCCGACCGTGACGCCCGTGGCCGCTTCGGTCGGTTGAGTCCAGGTCGGGCGGTAGTCGAGAACGAGCAGCAGGCACCAGCGCCGACGCCATTGGTGTTCGGCGTCGATCAGCGGGTTTTGCTCAAGGCGCTCGCTGTAAATCGGTTTGATGTTCGACGGCATCGAGTCGAATGCGATGCCATCACGCCAAAGCAACTCCGCGCTCGTCGCCCACGCTTCTGCCTCGGCGCCGCCGTAGAAATCGACCTGCACGCGATATCGGTAGTCGGCGCTCACGGAGGCGGTGAAGCCCGTCACGACGCCGCTGGTCAGTACGGGAGTGGTGCCGTCGGTATTCGTGCCGATGCGCTCAGCGCCGAGCGCGGTCATCAACACGAACGGGTCGAGCGGTGGCGCGACGCGATTCTGCTGGCCCTGGAGGATCTCGACGGACGGCCCGACGACGAGCGTAATGAAGGCCAGCACCGCCGCGTAAACGTCGGTGTCGGTGATGTCGAGAGCCATGCGGGGTCAGTTAGCCTGTAGGCGTACCGTGACGCGGCAGAAATCCGGCCACTGCTCATCGACGAGCATGACGAGCCAGGAGCGCACGGGCGCGCCCGGTGTTTCGGAGAATTGCAACAGGTCGCCACCGGTGCCGTCCTCGCGCACGGCAGACGCCACGGCGCCCTTGAGATAGACCTGACGCAGCACGCCCTGAATGTTCAGGTTGGCGAGCTGCTGCAGCCGGTCGGTCGGCAGTGGCTGCACCTGACCCGGTACGACCTGGGTCGAATACGTTGGCGTCACCGCGCCAGTGGTCGAATCCTTCGTGTAGCCGGTGGAGGCGAGCCACGTGATCTGCTGATCCGCGTTGACGGCCTGAAGTGCGGTATTGACGAGCGAGCGCAGTTGCATCGTGCCTCAGCCTTCAGCGGGCTTGCCGTTGTCGAACTCAGCGCCCGACGGTCCGGTGCCGCTCGAGATATGCGCCACGAGTGCGCCGGTGTCATTGAGCGGCGTGGAAAGCGTGGCCGGCATCGACTTCTTGCCGAATCCGCGGTTCGCCTGCTGCGCTCGCATGACGCGATTGCGCATGGTCGAGGGCTTCAGCGGCGGACTGACGCGCTCGGCAATCGTGCGCACCACGTCAACGGCAGCCGCATGGCCGACGGCGTCGAGCATCTGCACGAGCCCGACGCGCCGCTCGACGACGGCCTTGGCGCCGTCTGCGAGTTCGCGGCCCCACTCGGCCTGTTTCGCCTCGCGCGTGTTGCGCATGAACGGCCGAGGCGGAATCACAATCTCCGGCACGTTCACGCGCTTGCGAAAAACGACGCCGTTCTCGGTCGGGATCGAGAGCGCCTTGGCGTTCTTCGCCTCGACGGCGTGCGCAGGCACGGTGGCGCCGAACTCCTGAATCGCGGCCACGTAGGCGATACTGGTGCCGTCTGGGTAGGTCTTGCCGGCCGGGATGCCGACTTTTGCGACCGCCCCGTCGAAGAGCTTCGCGCGGTCAGAGAGTGCCCGCGCGATCTTGCCCATGTTCAGGGTGGAACCCATGACATCCTGCCACTGCCGATGTAAGGGCCGATGCTGGCCGAGATCTGAATGAGCGCGAGCAACATCGGTCCGTACGGCGGGGCCGAGAGCAACAGAGCCGAGAACGCCGAGGAACCGAACTGCGGCAGCGTGAAGGACGCGCTGACGCTGCCCTCCGACGCCGACGACACCGGCCCCGGCGCATCGCCCTGTGCGCTCGTGGTCTGATTGCCGCTCGTGTCGGCACACCCGTAGAGCTTCACCAGAATGACGGCCGCCATGAGGTCGGCGGCCTGCTGAAGCACGGCGGGGTTGGTCGAGCCGATCCCCCACGACGCCTGAGTCAGATTGACCCAGTTGCCTCCCATGTCCCAAGCGAACTGGAGCGCGGCCGGCGGATACGCCGTCTGGCTCGCGAACGCCGGGAACTGCGCTCGAAAGGCTGCGTCGTTGTAGGCTGCCACGTGGGTTACTTCTTGTTGGTCACGACCTGCAAGCTGTCCTCACTGTCCTTTTTGGTCTTGCGGATATCGCTATCGTTGCGAGGGCGCGATCCGTTATCGACGGACATCGACTGCGCGACCGAGTCCGGGTCGCGCGCGATGTTGACGATCTTGACGTAGCCGGCCTCCTGCTGGCGCTTGAAGTGCGGATGCTCTGAGAGGAAGCGAGCGTCCTCGTCCGAGACGTGCGTGATGACACCGGCGTTGGTGACGGCGTGGCCGATCGGGCCACGCGCGACACCGGCGCCACCTTTGACGAGAACGCTCTTCTGGACCTTCTTGATTCCGTTCATGTCCACCCAGTCGGCGAACCTCACGTCTGATGTGAGCGTACTGACGACGTGCTTACCCATGTGTGCTCCTCAGCATCCGCTGGCGCGGTAGATTGCATACGGCCGCTTGACCATCACGCCGGCAGTCGCATTGGTGAAGTCCTCGATGTAGGACTTCGCGCGCTGCTCGACGCCGAGCGCCATGAACTTCACCGGCACGACCTGGATGATCGAGCGCTTGTCGTCCGTGCCGCCGTCCTCGACCTCATCGGCCCAGAGATAGAACACGTTGTCCGAACCGTTCGCCGTATCGAGCTGCGGAGCCGACACGACGCGGCACTTCGGATAGGTGTCCTTCAGCCACTTGCGCACCGACACGCCCGGGTAATCGGTCGTCTTGGCGAGCTGCTGGTAGACGCTCATCGGCAGCGCGAGGGTGGTATCGACCTTCTCCGGGTCGATGTTGTCCTGCGACTGCGTCTGGATCGCGTTCATCGCCGCGATGATGTCCTGGGTGATCTCGAGGTAGGTCTTTGACGACCAGGTCGAACTCCCAGCGGCCCCATTCGGCAGCGTCACATACGCGGGCAGCGACGGGTCATTGAGGAACCCGTAGGTGTTGTTCGCACCTCCGTTGAAGCCGTAGAAGCCGATCAGGTTGCGCCAGATCTCCAGCTGCAACATCGCCGCGGCGCGCTTCTCGGCATCCGAGTTGACCATCGCGGCAGACGCGCGGGCCTGCTCCAAGCGGCCAACCACGATGCCCATTTCCATGCGAACGATCGTGCGCTGCTCCCAGTTGACGTTCCAGTCGGCGAGCGGGATGTTGGTCGAGTCCTCGTAGACCGCAACGTTGCCCTCGGGCTCCAGGACGCCCTGGATGATCCACTCGTCGCGCCAGTTGCCGACGGTGTCGATGCCGAGGAACTCGTCGATCTTGCGCGCCGCGGTGATGACCTTCACGAAGCCGGGCAGCCAGTTCTGCAAGAACTGGATCGGCGTCACGATGGAGGGCGTGGTCACCTGCACGGGCGCTGCCGCCCAGTTGGCGTCCATCGCCGCGTCCATGGCGGCGAAGCGGTCGGTGGAACGCCGCAGGTAGTTCGGGTCGAAGCCGATACCGATGCGCTCGAGCGCACGGAACTGTTCGACGTCCTGCGCGCCGAGGGTGAGCGGCTTGACCTGAGTCGGGCGCAGCCGCGAGTGAACAATGGAAGGGGTAGGCATGGTCGTTTCCTGTTGACTGTGCGGTGCGTTAGTTCGGAGCCGTCAGACGGCAGATGGCGAGGCCGGCGGTGCTGTTGCCAGCGAGGCCGCCGCTCTGGCCCGGGTAGCCGAGCACCTGGCAGTTCGGCACCGGCAGGTAGCCGCTCGGCAGAGCGCTCGCGGTCGCAGCCGACGCCAGAGCGCCGGTCGTGACGCTGTAGCCGACGACATCGCCCACGTTGCACGAGTTCGGCAGGCTTGCCACAAACGACCCGAGGGTCATCAGCGCGGCCTGACCGTTCGGCTCGAGCGTGAGGCTCGGGGCCAGCGGATCGGTCGCCGATGCGCCGAACTGCGGGTAGATCGTCGACTTCACCGAGATGCCGGCGAACACGAAGGTCGGACCCGACGCGCCCGTGATGGCGGTGCTCGTGACCGTCTGGCTCGCGCTCACCGTGTAGGTGCCGTTGCCACCGGTCCCGGTGCCGTAGCCCGTGACCGTGGTGCCAGCGGTGACGCCGGTGCCAGAGAGGGTCTGACCGATCGAAACGGTGCCCGAGGTGACGGCGGTGACGGTGAGCGTGGTGCCGGCGATCGAGCCGGTGACGACCGACGCGCCCGCGCTGACCACGCCGCCAAGGGAGCCGACGCCCGTCAGTGCGTTCTTGACAAACGCACTGGCGAGGGCGCCTCCATTGGCGTCGAGGGTGACGGTCTGAATCCGGTGCGGCTCATCGAGAACGATGTCGCCCGGCACGCCCAGGTTGAGCAGGACGTTGACAGTGGACTGAAAAGGCATGACGAGTCCCTCCGCAGTGAAGCGGCTTGAATGGAGCAGCGACGCTGCGTTACGAGTTGAGGTAGGTGTCGAGGAACGACGACTTCGGAGCGGAGTCGCTCGCGCTGCGTCGGGTCTCGCTCACTTGGCTGCGGCCGGCGAGGAAGTACTCGAGCGCGGTCACGGGGTCTTTCGACTCCGGCGCGCCGACCTTCTTCAGGCCATAGGCGGCCATGTCGGTGTGCGACATCTCCGAGGCGTCGAAGGCGCCAACGATCGGCGAGAGGCGCTGATAGAGTCGCTGCTTGGCGTGCTCATCCTTGCGGATGATCGCGGCGAGCTGCGTGGCGTCCATCGCCTTGGCGGCGACTGCACGCTCGACGAGCGCGGCGACTTCGGCGGCATCCATACCCTTCTTGGCGTCCTTCGCCCGATCGCGCGCGCGGTCCCGGGCACCCTTGCGCGCATCGCGGGCACCGGCGCGTCGGTCACGAGCGGAACGGCGGTCACGCGCCTCTTTGCTCTCGTCCTTCTCGTCCTCGCGCTCTTCCTCGGCGTCCTCGGCCGCCTCGCAGGCGTCCTCGGCCTCTTCCTCTTCCTCGGTCATCTCGTCGCGGGCACGCTTGGCGTCACGGGCGGAGCGCTTCGCGTCACGCGCGGAACGCCGCGCATCCATGCTGTCCTTCGCCTTCTTGTCCTCGGCGGGATTGGGCTTGAGGTCCGCCTTCTCGCCGCCAGCGCCTTCGGCCTTGCCGGAGGGGTCTTTCACTTCAGTCTTGTCGGACACAGTTGTCTCCGTTGAATCGTGGTGACCGGTCATGCCTTTCTCGTTGGCAACCTTCCCGGCAATTTTGGTGGCGTACTCTTTGGAGTAGCCCTTGCGTTCGAGTTCCGCGACGAGCGAGTTGAACGAGTCGGACGCGCGGTCGCGGATGAACTTTTCGGTCTCGGCATCGACGGTGCCATCGGCCTCGTCTTTGCGCTTCTCGGCCATATCGGTGCCCTCCTTGAGGTCAAGGGCGAATGTCAGGCAACACTCAGCTGCGTCTAGGACGCGAACGTCGGAGCCCATCCGACCCTTGTCAACTGACGCAACATGGTTGCCACGAATGTTGCGCTGAACGTATTGGTACGGCTCTCCGTTGTAGACGCCGCTCTGTTTGACGAACTGGCAGTGATAGCCGCAGGAGAGCTCGCGCTTGCCGGAGGCGATCTTGCGGGCGAGCGCTTCGGAGAAAACCTTGATGTTTCCGTAGAGCGTGCCGTCGCGGAAGTACACCTTCTCGCCGATGACGCCACGGACGCCCTTCTCGTCGGCCGGGATGAGACCCTTTTCGCGCGGACCCAACAGGTCGCTCGGGTGATCATCGGTCCACGGCAGCAGCTTGAAGCTCTCGACGCACTCGTTGCTCGAGAGTTCCTCGGGCGGTCGGAACACGCCGACCATCTTGTTGGGATCGCCGCCCTTGACGATCGACGACTCGCGGTACTGGTAGACGCCGACGACAGAGAGCGGGTTGTCGAAAACCTCGTACCAGCCCTGACTGTCGTATTCCCGGCGGTCCTGCGCGCGGCCGTTGCCAGCGAGCTTCCCGAGTGTGGCTTTCAACCCCGGGTGCAACGGCTCGGGCGGCGCGTCCATCGGTGCCCACCGGTACTCGCTGTGCTCGTCGTTCAGGTGCGGCTCGAACTCCTCCACGTCCTCGCGGAACGTGGCGAACTCTCCCGCGTCGATCTGCACGAACGGGTCGTTGCCGAGATGCCCGGTCTCCTCCTCGGTCTCGCGGCGCGCGGCCTGCTCCGGCGTCTCGCCGTCCTCGATCTTCCCGGCCGGCAGCGCCCACGTGCCCGTGTGCGCACCCTTGGCGCGCTTCAGGAACAGCGCGCGGTTGTC